CTACACGGTATCTGCCCTCTATCTCAACCATCCCTTTAAACCAAGGGTTGACTTGGGAGCCAACCTGGAAGTCGTTACCCACGACTAGGTGGGTCAACAGAGTTTTCCAGACAGCTCTGAAAGAGTTAGGGATCCGAAGATTGGTATCTTGTTTCCCTGCTCTTCCATATGAAGTGGATGCTTTCACTCTCTTGAGAGAAAGTAGTCAGCAGCTTGAAGGTATGTTGTCCCAGACCATCCTATGGCCGCCCATGACTCGTTACGCATTGGATGACAATAACGATCTACTGACAGATCTTTGCTATGATCTGTCAGAGAAGTTGTTTAATCCTTTTCCAATGTTTCATGAGCCCAACCGTAGGGTTCCTATAATGGGCCGCTTGGGCCAGTCGGTTGAAGGAGGGGGTAAGCGGAGAATATTCGCCATAGGAAACTATATTAATCAGAGATTACTGAAACCAGTACATCAGTGGTTGATGGAGGTTTTACGTCCATTACCTACTGATGGTACTTTTAATCAAGAAAAACCTCTGGATAATTTAGTTGGCGAGATGGTATGTTTCTCATTCGATCTACGAGCAGCCACAGATAGGTGGCCTCTTCAGATCTTATTTGAAATCATGTCCCATCTCTTTGGGAACAAATTCGCGGGAGCTGTTAGAACAGCATTAGCCTATAACATTTTTGAAATACCATTTGTTAAAAGGCGACATGCTGCTCTATCGTTCATCGCGGGTCAACCCTTAGGGTATTATTCCTCTTGGCCTCTCTTTACATTATCACACCATTATTTGGTGTGGTGGTGTGCTGAGAAGGTGTATCCAGGGAAACACTTCACCCGTTACGGTATTCTCGGTGATGACGTGGTTATTGCTGACAGTAATGTCGCAGCGGAGTATGAGCGAACGCTCGGCCGCATCAAGGTCGGTATCTCTTACCAAAAGTCTTTGATATCGACTTCTGGTGCTGCTGAATTCGCCAAAAGGCTTCGTATTAGAGCGCTTTCAAAGGATATAAGTCCTATATCCGCTAGAGCTCTATGTGACTTTTTCACCCCATTCGGGCTATTGACAATCGGTTTAAAATACCGATGTCAAAGAGTTACAACTCTGGCTCGGGTGGGTGGGAAAGGTTACCGAAGTTTGGCTGATCCTAAGAGGCTTCGGCTTCTTAGAATCATGCAGCTCCGGTACCTTCTTGGTAAGGGCCATTATGAGCTCTGGCTAGGAAGGGGACGACTACTTGATCCCCATGTAAGAGCCGCGGTCATTCGGAAGTTGATAAAACAACTTAGGCCGTCTGACTTAAAGCTCCCCCCTGAGACATTG